TACGGAGGCTATGGCTACGAGTAAAGATATGGCAACTAATATCTATATAAAAAAAATAAAAAAATCAATATAATAGGAATGAGACTAACACAAAGCACTATGAACATTCAAAAGAAATTAGAAGAAAGCACTAATAATATTCAAAAGGAATTAGAAGAAAGCAATAAGAATATTCAAAAGAAATTAGAAGAAAATGACAAACTTAATCAAGAAAGATTTGATCAATTACATACAAGAATAATAAATCTTAATAATAATAAGAATGTTAATGAAAATATCAGACCTTGAAAAAAGATTAATAAAAATAAAAAAAGAGCCTAAAAGACATACTTATCCTCCTATGACTTTAAAAATGCCAGAAAATGAATGGGTAGATATTGAAAGAACCTTTGATGAATGGGTAATATTAAGCCCATAGAAGATTACGGCTAAGGTTATTAGCAGAGTATTTATCATTTCTCCAGTTTCCTTTAATATTCTTAGTTCTATTTAAATAATCATATTTTCTTTTTAGGTCATTATGATATGTAAAGTCTTGATATCTAATATCCCCAAAATCAACAGCTTTTCCAGCAGGATTAAATAGCCTATATTTCTTATTTTTTGCAGGTGATAAATAAATTTTAACATCATTATTATCAAAATATTTCTTAGCTAATTCAAGCACTTTTTGAGGAACACTTACCGTTAATAACATTTTTAATTTATCATTCATTTATTTATATTACTATAATAACAATTTTTTTTTTATCTTAATATAATAAATGGATATTTGCAATTGTCTATTAGGTAAAAAAATCGGAGGAACAATAAAATCTACAAATAATGTTTTAGATATTATCAGTAAAAATAAAAATGAATGGAAACACGCTTTTAAAAATTATCATAAAATGTCAAAACAACAAATATTTGATTATCTTGATACTAATTTAAAAGGTGGAGCAAAAGAACGAAATATACAAAGTCAAAAATCAATAAGTGAATATACTATAATTAATATTATAGAATTTTTAAAAACTGATAAAGGCTTATATTATCAGGGTAAGAAAAAAGATGCATTTGGTAATATGGTAAATAAACAGTTATTTGAGTATGATCCATTTGGTGAGACTGCATTTGAACGGAATTATGATAAATATCGTGATTATCAACAAAGAATTATTAAAAATTGGTCTGTATCAGCACAAGAATTATTAATTTTATATTTTGGAGTTGGAACAGGTAAAACTATAATTGCAACTACTTGTGCAGAAGAATTTACAAGACTTAATCCACAATCATTTGTATATTTTATATTACCAGCATCATTAGTTTTAAATACAATAGGATTGATGTTTAATTATGGTATAGATCCAACAATAAAAAGGAATGGTGAATATATCTATAATTTTGCGTCATATCAACAGATGGTAAGAACTAAATATGATTTTAAAGATAATTCATTAATGATAATAGATGAAATACATAATTTAAGAAATTTGATATCAAAAACAGATAAAGTGCGTAAAGGACTAAAATGGACAAGCACAGGCAATGTAAAATTAGAAGGAAATGTATTAAGTGAAAATTTACTAAAAACAAGTGGTAATGTTATAAAAAAATTATTTATGACAGGGACATTATTTGTTAATAGTCCATATGATTTAGAAACTGTAATATCATTAGGTTATAATAAAACACCATTAGTTGAATATGATATGGAACAAATGAATAATATTATGTATAAAGATGAAGAAGCTTTTAAGAATTATTATCAAGGTCTAATATCATTTTATAGAATTGGTGGAGAAAATTTAAAACTAATGCCAAGAGTAGAATATCATTTTACACCTATAATAACATATGATGATCCAGCATTATTACCAGATCCTGAAGAAGATCCATTTTTAATTAATACAAGAACTTTTGGAAGCACAGAGAAAGTAAATTGGGTTATTAATTTTCTCAAAGAACATAAAGATGAAAAAACACTTATATATGTGCAATTTCTTGATAAACAAATAAGTATATTAACAGATTTATTAACTAAAAATAAGATAACATATAATTTAATTAGTGGTGAATTATCAAAAGGAGAAAAACAAAAAGTTATAGATAAATATAATACAGATAAAATTAAATTAATCATATTTTCATTAGCAATAAAAGAAGGTATATCATTTAAAGAAACAAATAATTTTATAGTATTTACGCCCTATTGGAATTATGCAATAACTGAACAAGTAATAGCACGAGCTATTCGTTTAGATAGTCATAAAAATGGAAATAAATCAAAAGTTAATGTATATTTACCTATAATGAATTCATTGTTAAAATCACAAACCGCTGAAGATGCTATTAAACTAACTAAACCATTTATAGATAAAGCTAATGAAGTTATGAATAAAATAGGTATAAATAATTTTGAAACTACAGGAAGTAGCAATATTAAAGATTATTTTAATGCAACTAATATTAATCAAAAGCGTCAAAGAGATATAGATATGTATCTAAGAATGTTTAGTAAATTAAATGATATTAATACTTTTGAAAAAAGACTATTAAAATTACCATCATTTGATGATGTTAATAATATTGAAAATAATGAATTTATTAAAGGCTTTAATCAAACAATATTAAATATAGAAGCAGAAGGCAAGTTTTTGTCAAAAGAAAAAAAAATAAAATTAAAACAAAAATTATATCAAGAATTTTATAAGAAATATATAATTGAAAATAATAAAAATTTAGATAGATTATCAACATTAATTGAAATTAAAGAAAGTAATATTTTTGAAGAAGATGTTAAAGATATGAGAACTGAAATAAGAAAAGCATTAAAAGAAAAAAAACCATTAGATTATATTTTAAGTCTATTTGATTTTGATAAAGAAACTATACAAAAATTTAATGCTTTTTTTACTCCAAGTAATTATGCTAAAAAATTAATAGAACTATCAGGAATTGAAGATGATGAAAGAGAAAATATTAAAATACTTGAACCAACTGCAGGAATTGGTAATTTAATTGGACAATTATTAACACTTGCAAATAGTGCTAATTATATGATAGACTGTATTGAAATAAATAAAGTATTTCATCAAATAGGAGAAGTTATATATGAGAATATTGATAATGTTATTTGGACTAATGCAGACTTTTTAAATTATTCATCACGATATAATTATGATTATATTTTTATGAATCCACCATTTAATATTAAAACTAAAGATGGTAATAAACACGATATAGATTTTGTTGTAAAAGCTTATAATATGCTTAATGATAATGGAGTATTAGTAGGTATAATATCATCTAAATTTACTTATGATAAATCAACTAAATTTAAAAGATTTAAAAAATTATTGGAAGACTTAAAAGCAAATAATAAAGGAGATTTTATAGAATTAAATACAGGATTTCGAGCAGAAGAACGAGTTGCAAAAGAAATGAAAACTAATGTATCTATGTATTACATTAGATTAGATAAGATCCCTGATTTTATTATTGATTTAAATGTTGAAAAAGATATAGAAATTAAAGAAAAAAAACAAATTCAATATGAATATATAGAAGAAACAAATAAAATAGAAGAAGTTTTGGTTCCAATTCCAGAACCAGAACCAGAACCAGAACCAAAAAAAATAAAGACTTCTAAAAATGAAGAATGCCCACCAGGTAAAATCAAAAATCCAAAAACAGGACGCTGTGTAAAAGCTGATGGAGCTATTGGACAAAAAATAGCTAAAGGTGAAGAATTACCATCTAAATTAGTTAAAGATTGTCCATCAGGTAAGATCAGAAATCCAAAAACAGGACGCTGTGTAAAAGCTGATGGAGCTATTGGGAAAAAAATAGTTAAAAATGAAGAATTACAACCTCCACCACCTCCACCACCTCCACCACCTCCACCACCTAAAGAACCTAAAGAACAAAAACCTAAATCAATAGAAGAGATAAAATCAATAGTAGAGAAAAAACAACCTAAAACAAAGATTAAAACAATAAAAGAAGGAGTTGTAAATGTTAAAGAGAAAAAAGATGTTAAAGAAGATTTATTAACTCTTATTAGATATGGTAATAAATTAGTAGAAGATTATAAAAATGGTATAGAAGAATTAGTAGAAGTATATATTTATAATTTTAATAAAATAAATAAATTATATTTATATTATAATAAAATACAAGCTAAAGAAAATATAGGTAAAGATACTAAATCTTATGACAATACTATAACTACTGATAAAAATAAAATTGTTGATAAATTAAAAAATATTATTTTAAAATTAAGACCACCTCCACCACCTCCACCACCTTCACCTCCTAAAGTTTATAAAAAATATAATATAGATCCTAAAGAAAAAGCAAAATATCGCAAACAAGTTGAAGAAGCTATAATAGAACTTAAACAATTATCAAAAGATAATAAAGATAAAAATAAACTTAATAAAAAGAAAGATGATTTAGAAGAATTAATAAATAAATTTGACCAAATTAAATATAATGATAGTCAATTAAAATATAAAGATTATGATGATGGATTATTATTAAGAGGTAATTTAATTATGTCTGGAGTTTCTAAAAAATAAATTAGTATGTAATATTAGAATGGATATTGAAAATAAATTAAAAAAGATAATTCCAACAACTTTAATACCACACGAATTTATATCAAGTATTTATGATGAAATAAATGGTATTGAAAAAATGAAAAGTGAAAATAGGAAAGAAAAAAAAATAAAGAAAAGTATTAAAGAAATATTTGATGAATTAAATGAAGCATCATCTATTGCAGATGAAGTATTAAATGATACTAAGAATGAAAATAAAAAAAAGAAGATATTATTATTTATAGAATATAATAATAAAAGAATTAATATTTTTAATCAATATTTAAATACAGGTCAATATGATACAAATATGAATATAAATATTAACGAATTTGAAAAGAAAAAGAAAACAAAAGAACCTAAAATATGTCCTGAAGGTAAAATTCTTAATCCTAAAACAGGAAGATGTATCAAGATTAAACCAGAGAAAAAAACAACACCTAAACCAAAAGAAGCTAAACCAAAAGAATGTCCTGAAGGTAAAATTCTTAATCCTAAAACTAATAGATGTATTAAAAAAAAACAAGAGAAAGATCCAAATGAACCTCCAAAGAAACGAGGAAGACCTAAAAAAAAATTGATTATAGATATTAACGAACCTAAAGAAGAGAAGAGAACAAAATTAGAACGAGAATTAATAAAATTATTACCTAAAATATCACCATCATATTTTTATGATATTGATAAAGTTATTAAAGAAATTGATGAAAGTAATTATTCTATTAACTTAAAAATGGATAGAATTAAAGAAATTATAAATGATTTAAATGATATATCATTTGATGTTATAGAACGCAAAAATGAAGCAACTGAAAAAAAGAAAAATGATTATATGAAGTTTATAAAATATCATAATAATAGAAGAGATAAAGTTGATGAATATCTAAAACAATTATTAATAGAATATAAAAGAATATGGAAATTAAAGAATTAAGGAATAAGCATTGCTACAATAATATCACTTTTAACTTTATATTTTTTTTTCAATTGATCTATAAAAGAATTGAATTTTTCTAAGTCCATTTTATAATTTTTCATCATCATTATGCGTAAGATAGACCATCTACCACAGGTATTAACTTTTTTATTAGAAGATTGAAAATGCTTTTTATTATATATAACTTCATATCCTTTTGATGTAGCATTATTTAATAATTGTTTTAAATTTCCTTTATCATTTTCTAATATCTTATTCATATTACTATTAATATATGATAAGTCAGTTTCTGGTTTCATTCCATATGAATTAAAATATTCAATAACTATTTTATTATCTTTATTTTTATATTTAAGAATAACAACCCAATGTCCTGTGTTTTGCTGACTTTCTATTAATATTATTTTATAATCATATATCTTTGGTAAAAACTTATTAATACTTTTATAATTATCTAAATCACTATATTTAATAATATTATTATAACCTTCAACACCTAAATATTTTTTAATCTCTTCATCACTAATCATATTAATAATTTTAGATTGTATTTCATCCATTCTATATTATAAAATTATTATTTAAATAGTTCATTTAAAGCTATATTAACGCGTTTTAATAATAATAAATTATGATTTCTATTATTAAAAATCTAAAAATGAATATTATAAATGTAATTATTCTAGATTTTTAATTATTCTTTTATAAATTTTAAAATTTATAAAGATTATTTAAGATTTCTTATTAAAAAAATCTAAAATTAATGTTTATAAATCTAAATAATAATAGTTTTATTTATAAATCTAAATAATAGTTTTATTTATCTTTTTAAAAAAAATATATTATATAATTAGATTATAATGGATAAAATATTAAATCCTACGACTGGGCGTTATGTAAAAAAAAATAGCCCCCTTGGAAAAAAAATAGCAAATGGTTATATACCACCAGAAAAACAATGTAAGTCTGACTATGTCAAAAACCCTAAAACAAAACGCTGTGTTAAAAAAACAGGAAAATTAGGACAACAAATAATGGCTACATCTAATCCAAATGAAGATATATTAGCAACTAAAATTCAAGCAGCAATTCGAGGAAAAATTGGAAGAAGAAAAGCTAAAGAAACTAATGCAACAAAAACTCTTCAATCGGTAATTCGAAGAACACTTACAACAAATGATAACTTTGTTGTTGCTCCTGAATATACACCAGAACAAAAAATTCAAGCAGTAATTCGAAGAACACTTGCAACAAATGATAACTTTGTTGTTGCTCCTGAATATACACCAGAACAAAAAATTCAAGCAGCAATTCGAGGAAAAATTGGAAGAAGAAAAGCTAAAGAAGCTAAAGAAACTAATGCAACAAAAACTCTTCAATCAGCAATTCGAAGAACACTTGCAACAAATGATAACTTTGTTGTTCCTCCTCAATATACAGAACAAGAAAATGCTAGTATAAATACTATTCAACAAGCAATTAGAGGAAAACTTGCAAGAAATAGAGTTGATGAAGCTAGATTTGCAGTTCCTCCTCAATATACAGAACAAGAAATAAAAAAAAAAAATAAACTAATTAAAACAGTTAAATTATCATTAACACCAAGTCAAGCAAATATTCGTCAATTAATTAAAAATAAATCTATGCAAAATAAAATTGAGAAAAAAATTAAACAAAATAAAATTGAGAAAAAAGATAGACAAAATGAGATGATGAATAAAATAAAAAATACTTCAAATCCATTTTATAAAGAAACTGGAGTTCCTAAATCATCAGTAAATTTTTTA